GCTTTTTTCTAGGAGGTACTAATGTCTAACGCAAAAAGATTATTGAAGACCTTTGAAGGATCTTCTCTTGCCCACGGTAGAACTACTGTGGGTAAAGTCGGACGGAATGGTAAGACTGAGGCCAAGTATACTGTGCTTCGGGAACCGTTGACTGACATTGTGATGCAACATCACATCGAAGGTAAGCAAGGTGTCAACTCGATCCCCATTAATAGTGATAATATGTGCAGATTTGGTGCACTTGATATTGATATCTATGACTTGGATCTTGCCGAACTAAACAAAAAGATTAGGAAGTTAAAGCTTCCCTTGTTTCAATGCCGTTCTAAATCCGGTGGAGCACACTTGTTTCTATTCCTAAAAGATTGGGAGCCTGCTGCTTTAGTGCGGGAGTACCTACTTGAGATGTCAATCGTGTTGGGATTTGCTAGTGACTGTGAGATCTTTCCAAAGCAAGACAAGATCATGGCGGATCGGGGGGATGTTGGCAGTCATATCAACGTACCGTATTTCAATGCCGAACAAACGATGCGCTATTGCTTCGATAGTTCTGGCCAGGCGATGGAACTTGAAGAGTTTTTAAACGCTGTTGAGAAAGGCCGAGTGTCTATTGCAGAGTTAAATGAGATGGATCTTGGAGGTAAGAGAGAGAACTTTACGGACGGACCGTACTGTTTAGAAGTTATGACCAGTCTTGGTAAGGTTACAAAGTTCAGAAACATCTTCATGTTTTCGGTAGGTGTATACTGTAGGATGAAGTGGCCTGATGATTGGAAGAAGCACCACGAGGAATACAACAGGAAGTTTTGTTCCCCTGCCCTCCCTTCGAAAGAGGTAGCAGATATACAGAGTTCTCTCGATAAGAAAGAATACTTCTATACCTGTGAGACATGTCCTTTGAAAGATCACTGCGACAAGGATCTATGTAAGACCAGACCGTATGGGGTAGGCAATGAGACATTAGATCTTCCCTCAATGGGCGGCCTAACAATCATACAGTCTCAGCCCAGGCTCTACTTCATGGACGTTGAGGGCAAAAGAGTTGAGCTATCCACCGATCAGTTGGTTAACCAGAACCTCTGGGCCAAGGCGTGTGTGGAACAGATCAGTTACTTCCCTTCTTTGATGAAGCCTAACAAATGGAACTCCACGATTAATCAGATGTTGCAACAGGGTACATACTTAGAGGTGACAGAAGAGTTTACATATCACGGACAGTTTAAAGATCACCTTAGAAACTATTGCACGAGCCGAGTACGCGCCATCTCTCCTGACGAACTCCAGATGGGTAAGCCCTGGACCGAGGGCGGAGTTACTAAGTTCACAATTGATGGTCTTATGGAGTATTTAAATCGACAGGATTGGAAGCACTGGACCAAGGCTCAAGTACAAGAGGGGATCAAAGCGTTGAACACTGACAGTAACGGCGTGGGTCACCAGAACATTATGAGAGGAGGTAAACGAACTTCGATTAGAGTTTGGTTCGTTCCTTCATTCGAACAAGACGAACTAGAACTACCAACAAAGGAGAACGACAATGACGAAATCCCATTCTGATAAGCTTATCCCTGTCAGCGAAGTAGCTGATTGGTTAGGCGTGTCCCGATCTACTATATATAAGTGGGTTGAACTAGAGAAATTTCCTGCGCCCTTGATCTTAGGATCAGAGGAAGATGGGAAGAGAAGTGCCAGCCGCTGGGTGGAAGCCGAAGTATCTGAGTGGCTGAAGGCTAGGCCTCGAGGCATCCAACATGGACTCTAAGTCTACGTTGATCTTTGGTCCTCCTGGTTGCGGTAAAACTCACACTCTTATTGAGAAGGTCAAAGAAGCGATAGCCAAGGGTACGCCCCCAGATCGTATAGCTTTTGTATCGTTTACAAAGAAGGCGATCCGAGAGGCTACGGACAGAGCATGTGCTGCTTTTAATCTGACAGAGAAAGACCTACCTTACTTCAGAACACTACACTCTATGGCCTTCAGAGGTCTTGGGTTACAGTCTTCTGACATGCTTGCTAGAGCGGACTGGACAATCCTAGGGCAACAGCTTGGTATGATCTTTGACGGAACAAATGGTGTGTCCCCAGACGATGGGATGATTATGCCTTTGCCGATTGGTAAGGGGGATACTTATCTACAGTTGATGACGAGAGCTCGGTACAAGATGATACCCTATGAGAAAGAGTACAATCATCATGGGGATCGAGACATGTATTATCCTCTGTTAGAAAAAATAGACAGGATTGTTTCTGATTACAAACAGGAATCTATTAAGTATGACTTCGTAGATCTCATAGAGTTATACATACGAACTGTTACTCCACCGTCCTTAGATCTTTTGATCGTGGATGAGGCTCAAGATCTGACACCGTTACAATGGGAGATGGTAAAGAAACTAAGCCAGAATGCGGAGAAGGTTTTGTATGCGGGAGATGATGACCAGGCGATCCACCGATGGACAGGTGTTGATGTACGGTTATTCCTTGGATGCAGTGACCACAAAGAGATACTCACTCAGAGTTATAGACTACCAGTGTCGGTATATGGGTTGTCTCAACACGTTGTTCGCCGGATAAATCATAGACAAGAGAAAGACTTTGATCCCACATCAGAACTAGGATCTGTAAACTTTCACAGACAGATGGGGGAACTTGATTTCTCTACAGGATCTTGGACATTGATGGCTCGAACAAACGCAATGGTTCGGGAGTGGGGCGAGTCGTTACAGGCTGAAGGACTTTTGTATTCTATTAAAGGTAGGAGTAGTATCAGCCAAACTACGGGGGAAGTTATTACTTCTTGGAAAAAACTACAAAAAGGGGAACGATTACCTCTTGCCTCGGTAGTAAAACTCTACGAAAATGTGCCTAAGACGGGGGATTTTAAAGTGGTGAAGCGAGGTTCGAGTAACCTATTGCAGGCCGTGGATCCTGAAAGTCTCCTGTCTTACGAAGACCTCCAACTTAATTACGGAATGGAGGCACCCAAGGAGCGAGATGCGATGGACGTGGCTCGATTGGGTACGCACGATAAGCTTTACTTTGAGGCTATCGAACGAAGGGGGGAGAACTTTCTGGATACACCTAGGATAAAGCTGTCAACCTTTCATGCTATGAAGGGAGGAGAGGACGATAACTGTGTGGTATCTTTATCAAGCACTCGAGCATGTGCTGAGAATAGAAACCAGGACGACGAGCACCGTGCATTTTATGTTGGCATAACGAGGGCTAAGAAGAATTTGCACATAATAGAATCCAACAAAAAGTATAGGTATGTATTATGAGAAGAGAACAGATACTCGCGAAGGCAGAAGAGTTAGTCAATGGTCCGAGAGCCAAGCATTATGGAGACGCATACTTAAACCATGAGCGTATCGCCAAGCTATGGTCGGTTGTACTTGGGGTTGAAGTTACTGTGTCCCAGGTTTATCTTTGCTTAAACCAATTAAAGGTATCGAGACTTATTGAAACGCCTACTCATGAGGATTCTTGGGTAGACATAGCAGGGTACGCCGCTTTGGCTGCAGAAAAATGGAACGAATAAGGAGAGAGAACAATGGATATACCAACAATTTATGCGACAAAAGAAACTATTAACGGCACCGACCTTTTCACATTTGATTGTACGAAGTGTGGGAAGAAGCACACTCATGGGTATGGAGAAGGACATCGTGTGGAGCATTGCGATCATGATGCCAAGGATAGATGGGAAGATGGTTATTTTCTAAAACAAAAATGGGACGCATAGACCCGATCATATCTTGGTGGAGTGCCGGAGTAACGAGTGCCGTTGCTACTAAACTTGCTATAGATAAGTATGGATTGGATGCCGTCCGACCTATGTACTTTCAAATAGATAGTGCTCACCCTGATAACGAGAGGTTCAAGAAAGAGTGTGAAGAATGGTACGGAAAAGAGATTGAGGTTTACAGTTCGCACAAACATAAAGATCAGTTCGAAGTTATTATCAAAGACAAGTATGTCAATGGGCCAGGTGGTGCTCGATGCACCTTGGTTCTAAAGAAAAGAGTGCGACAGAGAATAGAGAAAGAGATAGATTATTCTGGGCAGATCTTTGGGTTTGAATACAGTAAGAAAGAAATTAATCGAGCGATTAGATTTAAGGAACAATATCCTGATGCTAAACCCTTATTCCCTTTGATCGAGAACAAGGTAAATAAAAAAGAATGTTTGTTTTATTTGGAGAAGCAAGGCATCAAACGTCCAACGATGTACACTTTGGGATACAATAACAATAACTGTATCGGTTGTGTCAAAGGTGGGATGGGATATTGGAATAAGATACGGACGGACTTCCCTGGGCATTTTAAAAAGATGGCAGATGCAGAGCGGCTAGTGGGCAACTCCTGCATACGAGGCATCTTCTTAGATGAACTTGACCCAGAGGCAGGAAGAAAACAAAAGATTGTAACCCCAGATTGTGGTAATTTTTGTGACATTGAGTTTACGGAGATAATGCACCCCAGAGTTGAGGCTATCTACGAAAACCCAGAACAATTATCATTCATGTTTGAGGATTAATAATGCAGAAGAATCTATTTGAAGTTAGCAAGAGCCATGACAATGATTTCTTAATCAAGAATGAAATGGATCTCATTGAGAAGGACTGGAACATACCTCCAGAGTATCCCGACCTAACTGTGTACAAACAAATATCTATAGACCTTGAGACATGTGACCCTAACCTCATGACTTTAGGTCCTGGTTGGTCAAGAAACGATGGTCACATCGCCGGGATTGCCGTGGCAGCAGGAGATTACTACGGTTACTTCCCCATTCAGCACGAGAACGGTCACAACTTAGATCATAGGATGACGATGAAGTGGCTAAAGAAACAGATGGAAACTCCTCACATAGATAAGATTATGCATAATGCTACCTATGACGCAGGATGGCTCCGCTCAGTGGGCATTGAGGTACAGGGTAGGATTATCGATACAATGATCGCAGCCGCCCTCATCGACGAGAACAGGTTCTCCTACAGCCTAAATAACCTAGGACGTGACTACCTTGGTGAAACCAAGAGTGAGAGACTCCTTCGAGCCGCCGCCGCAGAGTGGGGGATTGATCCGAAAGCAGACATGCACAAGCTACCACCTAAATATGTCGGAGCCTACGCTGAACAAGACGCAGTGCTGACCTTAAAGTTGTGGGAAAGATTTAAGACAGAGATATCAAGGCAGGAACTAAGTCACATTTTTGATTTAGAAACTTCTCTCATCCCAGTGATGCTTGACATGAGGGAGAAGGGTGTTCGTGTAGATTTAAATAAGACAGATGTAATACGCAAAGAGTTACGCACCAAGGTGCGAGATTATAAAGCCGAGATCAAACGTAAGACAGGCATAGACATTGAACCCTGGGCGAATGCATCTGTTGCCAAGGTCTTTAAAGAGTTGGGCGTAGACTTTCCGAAGACAGAAGCCGGGAGTCCATCCTTTACAAAACATTTCTTGAACGCTCACCCTAATGAGATAGCTCAGATGATCGTGAAGCTACGAGAGTTTGACAAGGCAGACAGTACGTTCATTGATAGTATCATGCGCCATGAACACAAAGGACGGATACACACAGAGTTTCATCAGCTACGCAAAGACGGAGGGGGAACTGTTACAGGTAGATTTTCTTCTAGCAACCCGAACCTACAACAGTTTCCTGCGAGGGATCCAGATATTAAGAAGGCTATACGAGGATTGTTTCTACCAGAAGAAGGAGATAAGTGGGGAAGCTTTGACTACTCGAGCCAAGAACCGAGGCTCCTGGTGCACTTTGCATCGTCCCTTCCAGATAGCATGAAGCATTCTGTGGTGGATACTATTGTAGATGAGTACAACAACGGAGATGTTGACCTACACCAGATGGCAGCAGACCTTGCCGGGATCTCTAGGAAAGAAGCGAAGGTCGTGAACCTAGGTATCATGTACGGAATGGGTGTTGGAAAACTCAGCAATCAGTTGGATATCTCCAAGGATGAGGCCAAAGATATCTTAGAACTATACAACGATAAGGTTCCTTTCGTTAAACAGATAGCAACTATAGCAAGTCAGAGAGCCACGACAGAGGGACAGATCAGAACGATCCTTGGACGTAGGTGTCGGTTCCATTTATGGGAACCTCGAACCTTTGGATACAATAAGGCTATGCCGTTAGCGGAAGCGGAGAAAGAATACGGTGGACTAGGGATGTTACGAAGAGCCTTTACATACAAGGCGTTGAACAAACTTATCCAAGGAAGCGCGGCGGATCAAACAAAGAAAGCTATGGTGGATTGCTACGCTGAGAACTTTACTCCCATGCTCACGGTGCATGATGAACTATGTTTCTCGGTAGAAAACGAAGAACAGGCCAAGAGAATAACTGAGATCATGGAGACAGGCTTGCCCTTGAACGTACCTACTAGAGTAGACTGCGAGATGGGTGACAACTGGGGTGAAGCAGGATAAAGGTTAGGGTCGTCTGTTAACTATGTCCGCGTTCTTAGGATCACCAAGTAAGGTTGAGGATACATTGGTTCGGTTTACTGGTGGAGCTACAGGTACAGGGTTAAAAGATGCAGCGGGAGCAGACACATTAGAAACTACTCTGTCATTTTTACCGAAGGAAACTACTCTGTCATTTTCACCGAAGGAAGATACTG